TGGCCCGTATATACCTCGGTAGTTACGGTAAGCCATCAGCCATCGATCTTCGTCGGGTTCACGTCGTGTCTTAGAACGCTCGTAGCGTTCACGCACATAAGCAACTAATCCTGAGAACTCTAGGTTCTCCTGTTCTACACCACCGTCTTCTTCCAGTGCGACTACGTTTGTAGTCTCCGTGGGAGTGTCTGGGGATAGATCTTCTGGGCGGGACATCAAAGCCATATTTAGTATCCAAATACTGAGTCAGAGGGTTGCCATTTGTTGATAGGTTTGTCGCTAAAATCAAATGGGCTGAATGCTCGTGGTCGGGACATAATCCCGTAGCGAACCGAGTCATAGGCGTGGTCAGATGCATACCGTGGGTCGATGTCATCTGTACCTTTGGGATCGGATGGAATGACAGGTAAATCTGATATGATCTGTCGGCAGTGGTTAAAGAAGATTATGCCGGGCAGTTCCGTGTCTTCATTCACTTTCAACAGTTCGTGGAACCTGTTCTTTCCAGCGATCCTAGCTCCTGCAGATCGATCTGATGGTCGCCAGCGGCAACCTTCTGCTATCATCTCTTCTGCAATGCTTGGTCCTATTTGTCCTCGATTGTGCCAACACGAGCTATCGAGAATGCCATACTGTATTTTATCACCTTGTTCAGCACTAATTATAGCCTTAGCTAAATCCCTACCAGTGTGCTTACTTACATACAGTTCACGGTAACAATAGAGTGTTTCGTAGGAAGGGTCAATAGCAAACCAGTGTACCGCACTGTGTGAACTATAACCGTAGTCGCAGGATCTAAACCGCCGCCAGTCGTCTGGGATATGGAACGGTTCGCATACATGTACCGCCTGTCTGAACTCTGGGAAGGCTGCACCGTCTGCAATCGCCCAGTCACCCTCTAGTAGTTGTCGCCTCTGGTTCTCTGGCAAAGACAAAAGGTTGGCTTCGTAGGAACCGTCGTCAGTTAGATATGGGTTATCATATAGGCTGGCTGGTATGAACCTGCGGTAAAAGAGTGGCTGCCCTGCTTTATCGTGCGTCTCGGGGTATACTAGGTCATCGCCCGATTCAGGATCTTTAGCCACAAACTTGTGGTTGGCGGGAGCGGGATCAATGAACATCTTCTTGACCCACTGATGTCCCGGCCCGCCGGGGTTGGTTGTTGCCCTCATAAAGATAGGCAGATCAGGGTCCGTAGTACGCAATCGAGAGCGCATGTAGTCCCAAGCAAAACTGGTTGGGTGTTGAGTTAGCTCGTCAAAACCTATCCAACTAAAAGCCTGACCTTGGTAACGTAGAACATCCTCGGGACGTTCAAGGTACGTCATCCATAATCTAGCTCCCGAAGGGAACGTCCATTGGCTCTTCTTCTCCGCCCATTTCGCTCCCGGGTACGCTTTCGGATATAACTCTTGACTCGCCCATACCAATTCACGCAGTTCGTCGTTGGTTCGTCTGAGCAAGAGTCCATTGAAATTAGGGTTTGCAAAGTAGCGGAGCGGGTCTGCAAGTAGTCCGGCCGATTTTCCACCACCTGCGGCCCCGCCATAGAGGACTTCTCTTTCCGATGCCGCCAGAAATTCTGTTTGCGGCCCGGGGTTTGGTTTGAATATGACTTCACGTTCTTGAGGTGCTGCCTCAAAATCTAACCCTTCTGTTACGCCTTCGAAAGGTTGCACCAAGCCTTCTTCGGGCTTTTGTCTCGCTTTCAGCTTCTTCTCAGCCATAGTACGAACACGCTTGGCGTCCGCAATCTTACGCTTGATCTTAGCTTCTTCTTTCTCAGCATAAGTCTTAGGCTTACGCTTGCGGTGCTGCTTATCCAACGCTTTCTGACGCTGGCTCTTCCCACCCGTCTTCTGTCGCCAGATGTTACTCAGGCCTTGGTGAGATAGCCTCTTACCCGTTTGCTCAGATACCCAAGCCGCCGTTTCACGCAGCGAATGCTCATTCTCAAGATAAGTGAACGCCTGTTCCAATACCTGCACAATAATCGGGTCAGGTATAAGAATGAGAGGGTCATCTTCGCTTGCCTTATACGCATATGGAATCTTTGCGTTGGGGTTAGGTCTAGTCTTCGGTTCCCAGATCATCTTCAGTCTTCTTTGGGGGCAAGATGAATAGGCCGTTCTCTGGTCCTTTCACCTCGACTTGCTCCTTCTTCACCAAACCAGTACGGTCTAGGATTTCACGAGCTGCAGCTACAGAGTTCCGTGCGCCCATTGCACTCGGATCGTCTAACACTCCCACAATACCGAAGGCTGCTTTCGGCGCATTCATCGCCAGCACCATCGATGCTTTTTCTATAATCTCCTCACGCAATGCAGACACCACCTCGGCTGTCTTGGTTGTGTTTGCGTATCCTGCCAGCTTCATCGCCTCACGGATGTTGCCTTTTGCGTCTGTAACCAAAGCCTCTAGGAATGCTTCCTGCTTCTCTGTCAGCTTCTTTTCTTTAACTAACGGGGTCATAACTTACCTCAAATATACAAAGGCTAGGCCAACAGCGCCTGTGCAGACCATCCAAAAAAGACGTTCTGCAAATGCGATCTTCTGACCACGGGCAATAGCCTGACGCTCCATTTCGTCCAGACGGTCATCAACCTTCTGGATGCAGCTATCAAACTTATCCATGCGCTTAAAAAGAGTAAGCATCCGTTCTTCCATACGGGCCATTGCAACCACTGCTTCTGAAAGTCTGTCTAGCTTCTCTTCCATTCGACTCAGCCGATCTTCGGTCATGCTTTCTTCTTTCCCGATTTCTTCTTAGGCCAACCCTTCTGCATATCCTTATAGGCGCTAGGGCTGATGGTACTGTTTTTCTTAGAACGGCTGGTGCCAGCCTTGCGACGTTTGTTTATGTTACCAACGAGTGAATTCTTAGCCATTAGGATCTCCGTGATTTCTTGCCTGAACACTTCCACTTCTTCCTAGATAGGCGTAGAGGGCTGTTAGGGTCTTTTGCCGCTTTCGGGTGTTTCTTCATTTGACCGTAGGAACGAGCACAATAGCTATCGCCCTTGCTAGTGCCCGGGGCGATCTTGTAGCCCTTCGCACCGTAGCGCACCGTTTTCTTGCGGCCTGTCTTCTTGTCCGTAACTGTCTTGGAATACTTCTTATCGCCTTTAGCCATGCGGGTTACCTTGTGAAATAGTAATACAGCCCAGTCCCTGCACCGCCCCAAACAACAAGAACAATGAAGATCCACGTCAGGACTTCGATGAATTCTTGCCGTTCTTTCTCACGTTGTCTTTGAGCTTCCTTACGGGCGGTACGGGCTTTAGCTTGGTACTCGACCCACGCATCGTACATTCCGGGCCTTCCAAATAGCCGCATATGCGACTGAAGGGCAGCCTTTTGCTGGTTGATCTTCTCCAGTGCCAAGAACTCTTCGAAGTCGTTAGCATCTTTACCTAGAACCTTATTGAAAGGACTTTTCTTGCGCTTTTCTGCTTTTGCTTTGAGGTCTTCTTCAGCACCTACAAAGGCTGCTATCGATTTAGCGCAATCCGCTAATTCCTTCGAATTAGAAATCGCTGTCTTTATAACACCGAATGCAGCATTAGCAGCGGCTAGTTCCGCTAACATCCCCGTTTACCACTTCCCTGATCAAGTTGTCATACCCGATTTGACCTGAACGCAACGGCCTTTCGCCATCTGCCCTTGTCGGGCTAGGTAGTCCACGACTTGTTGGACCTCTTCCTTACAGGCTGCTTTCTGATCGAACAGCTCTGTACGCACTAACTGGTTACAGCTAACGGCTGCAGGACTGGAGCAGCCAAGTACCACTGCAACCCAGAGCATCATTTCTTCTTCTTTTTCATATAACCGCCGCCGTAGGCTTCTTGAATCTCACGATCCTTGCGCTTCTCTGGCGCTTTCGGCTTTGCAGACATGTAACCACCATTGTACGCTTTTACCGACGCACCACAGTTAGCTTTCTCAACTTTCAACTTTTTCATCTGTTATTCTCCATTAAACGAAGGGCTAATGCGATGTCTTCCTTCACCTCCTGTGGGTCTTCACTCACATTTGGGGAAGAAGCATCGTCGGTCCAATAATACTCAGAGTAGCCTCTGAACTCATGGGCGTCCTCGTTTTCGGATATCATCCCTTCCTCTACCAAGTAGCGGCGGGTGTCCTTCAACGATAGACGAATTCCTGTGTTCGCCTCGATTGCGGCTCGAACATAGTATAGGTTAACTGGGGAAGACATAAGATTGCCTTATGTTAAAGCATCTTGTCACTAACTGTTATACCACGAAGGGATTAGTTAGGTCAACAAGTGAGTGGGGGATAAAGAATTCGCTAGACAGTTAGCAAATTACATGTTATAACTTATTTGGCTGCGGAGCGGACAAATACCTATATACCGATGTTCGCAGGTAGCTAGTTATTTCCGCAGCCCTCATACAACTCAAGCTGTCTGTAGGGATTATATTCGGGGCGCTCGATCTGGGCGTCCTTTTGCTTTTCTAGCCATCTAGCAACCTGAATGACCTCTTCTAGACTCGCATCATTCTTAATTCGGTTCGCTCGATTGGATATGATCATCACATTCCCTCGAACGTAGCCCTTCTTAGGGTCTAGCCTGTCCAATGACGGGCTATTATCAACTCCAGACCGACTATCTGCCAGCCAATCCAACTGAATACCCAAAACAGGGCAATGTAACGGGAACGGAAGCAGATCATCGACCTCAATATCAAACGGTATGTCCGAATCCTTGCATCGGGACTTAGCTGACTGCAAATTCCAGCTCATCCGCTTCCGAATATGGTACTCCAGCAACTGTACCTTCGAGATGTGCTCTAATTCAGACTCAATCCACATCCTTAGACCACCCATCGAACAGATCTTCCGCCGCAGACAGACTATCTTCCATCTGACCTGCTACAGTCCGCATCTTCTCAGCCGATCTCGCCAGCTCATGGGCTATTGAATACAAAGAACGGTACATCTCCACACCAAATTCACGGTGTGTATCGATCACTAGCTCAGTGACCGCCTCGAATGGTACCTTAACCTCAATAGGATCTTCGTCTTCGCCCACAAACATGAGCGTAACAAGGCGACAAACCCCATCTTCATCGATTTCTATATCATTTTCTACATAGCACTGAATCGGTAA